TAGTTCTTCTTCTATGAGGCGCTTGGCAATACTCATTAAAAAAACCTCCGAGGTCGTAACTGGTTAAACACACGTCGCAGAACGTAAGAACGCCCTACGCTTAGAAAGAAATAAACGGCGGTGATTTGGGTTGCTTCGACCGGGCTCGGCTCTAGACCAAACAGGGGCAGTCCCCAGTAGGTGAAGCACCAAGAGACCACCAAGCCGACCACGGCGTTGGTATGGGCCTCAATTAAACTCATCATGCGGGATTGCATAACTCCTCCTCTGGTTTATGGAGGCAGCGTAGATATTGTATGCGAGTATGTCAAACAAAAAGAAACGACCCCCAAAGACAAGGGAGCCGTTTCAGATTCAACAAGGAGTCAACAAGGAATCATGCTGTACGACATGAGTAAACGTGTCGTAGGACTCAGCTTGAGTATCCTATATCAACGCATTCATGGGTGCAATCTAAAAATACCTCTGTATAATTTTTTTATGCATAACATTCGGCGCGGGACGATTGGAGAATTGATCTGCGCTCTCAAGCTTATGAAGCTGGGGGTGGACTGCTCCATTGTGAACTACAACGAAGCAGACATCATAGCCGAGGTCCGTGGGCAGTTGCTCCGGATCCAAGTCAAGTCGTCGGTTATCAAGAAAGACCGGAAGACGCTTTACTATCATTTCTCCACGAGCTCTGGCTCAGAGAAACGGCCCTTGGATAAATCGGGCTCGGATATCGTGGCGCTGGTCGCGGCAGACATAGAGCGCGTGATGTTTCAGCCTACTGCCGCTTTGAACACGAAGACCGCTCGTTTACGAGCGGATGTTTTTCGGGACGATAATTTAGAAGAAGATTCGTGGGCCGCGACTATTGAAGCGCTGTCTCTTCGTTAGGCGTATAGAACAGCATGGTGGCGTGACAGTCCGGGCAACTGTAGTTCGTGACGATGATGTATTCACCATCGTACTCTTCATCACAGTCGTGATTGCCGCCGACAATCATGGGCGTTCCGCAGTGCAGGCAATCAGTCATCGGACTTGATCTCGCCCCATCCGCCGCATCGTTCGCACTCGATCCATTTCACACGGACCTCGGTCCACGGGTCCGGACTGTAACCGCCCACCTGATACTCGTCTTCGACCCTTCCTATGCCGCCACAGTCGGGGCATTCGATATCATCCATCGGCTCTCTCCCACTTGTAGAAGATGTGATCGTTGATGCGGACCACCCGGCGCTCATGCGTGCCCCACTCGGGGTAAACATAGTGCGCGTGATAATGCGTTGCGCCTTCGGTCGGATCGTCTGATCCTCCGGCAAGGGCTTTTAATGCAATGTTGTAAGCTCGCTTGTAGGCTTTCTTGTCCTTCGGCTCGTCGCTTTTCCCGTCGCAATAGTAGCTGAACTGGCAGCGGTGCTTGACAGGTATGTCCGGGTTCCACCTGTACCGTGGCCCCTGCTCTACGACATCACAGACGTTACCCGGGAACCGCGCGTCATGGACCCTGTTTAAAATTACATGCGCGACGGCTTGCTGGCCAACGCGGGGCTCTCCCCTTGCCTCAAAATAAACAGCCGTGGCTAGGCACACCACCATTGCTTCAAGCATTGGTGGCGACCCACACCACGGCGTATATCGCTAGTTTAAGCGCGGCTATTGCCACGAGTGTCTCAATCATCCTTGACCCCTGTACTTCTTGAAGTTGCGCCGCTGGTCCTTGCTTTTAGGACGAGTGCGAGTGCTGTTCCCAATCGTAGTCTTCTTCTTGAATGGGACACTGTAAACCGGACCTGTGGTTTTCTTAGCCATCCGGGTTATGTTCCTTAAAGTCTTTGTGCATGATCTTTAGCTGACCGCTAATCGTGCGGCCCTGCCTCTTGGCCATCTCTTTGATGTCGAGATAAACCTCGATAGGCACCAGTACAGACTTCCATTTGGTGGTATCCATGTTCCACCTCCTTTCGACTGCGAATATATACGATAAGTTGGTTAGCGCAAGCTAAAAAAGGCCCCGCCGAAGCGGGGCCAGTTTAAGGGAGGAGCCAGCGAGGGAGCGTTATTCCGCTTCACCCCAACTTGCGCCTATTTCTATATCACACTGCGCCGGAACCTCCAACGGCACGGCGGCCTTCATAATTCTGGCAATCTCTTCGGCTTCTTCCGGCCCAGACACCGACATGGCGATTTCGTCGTGCACCTGTATCAAAGGCACGCGGCCCGTGGCGTAGATATCGACCATCGCTTTCTTGGTCATGTCGGCAGCGGACGCTTGGATCAGGCGGTTCAACGCTTTGTAGGTGTAAGCCCGCTTGAGACGGGTGGTCTCGCCGTACTCCTGCACCGCTTCGCGATACGGCAGCGCCTTGTTCATGGCAAAAGTATCGGGCTCCCAGAGATCGAAGCGGCACTTACGACCGAGGATAGATCGTATCGATCCGCTGCTACTTCGGTCGTTCAACCTGTTCATCACTCCGTTCATCAGACCTTTCACAAACGGCACTCGGTCATGGTACTGGCGAACGAGGGTTTTGGCCTCATCGACGGGGATGTCTAGCTGTTCAGAAAGCTTGTTGACGCCCATGCCGTACATCATGCCGAGGTTAATGATCTTGGCCTGCTTACGCGGGATTTTTGCCATCTCAGCGACCATCGTGTGAAAGTCGGTGTCGGGGTCCGTGCTATATGCCTCGACAAACCCTGCCGCGCCGGACAACTCTGATCCGCGACTCCTGCCGTAGACATGCGCGTAGTGAACCAAGATCCGTGGTTCCTGCTGCGAGTAGTCAATAGCTGCCCACTGCTGATCTTCTTCCGGCAGGAAGAGAGAACGGATCATAGGGCCCAACTCTGGATCGCGGGCCGGGATCTGTTGCAGGTTGGGATTGTTCATCGAAATACGACCCGACACCGTCCCGCCGTTGTCCGACCTGATCTGGTTGATGTGCGCGTGGATTCTCCCATCATCGTGACAGTGACTGAGAATGGTGTTGATGAAAGTACCGCTGGTCTTGTTAAGATTACGCGCCTGCGTAATTAATCGGGGAAGTTCGTGCGGATGGTCTGAAAGAAACGCCTTCGTGAAAGATGGCGCACCTTTTTTAGTTTTGGGGTAGGGGACACCGACTTTGTCGAAAGCTTTTGCCAAGGACTGGGCCGCCCAAATTTCAACATCATTGCCCGCAACTCGCCGTATTTCTTTAAGGACATTTTTTTCTTTTTTCAAAAGGTAATTGCGCGTCTTCTCCACCCGGTCAAGATCAACCCGGACACCCCGGAACGTCATATCCACCAGACAGGGCAGCAGATCAAGTTCAAGGTTTGCGATAGGCCAGAGTTCTTCCTTGCTGAGTTCCGAGGAGAACCGTCCCCAAAGTTCTAGTGTGAGCTCGGCATCAGCTTGTGCGTAAGGCCCGACAAACTGGGCGGGCATTTTCCACATCTCGGATTTGGGGTCTAGCCCAAACTCACGAGCTGCCGCTATCAGGGCTTTCTCAGACTTGGTCTTGTTGAGGTAGTCGTAGGACAGAGCATTGAGTGAGTAGCTGAAACGGTTCTCGTCTAACAAAGATGCAATCAGCATTGTGTCTATCACGCGACCGTTGATGGCGAAGGCCATCTGCTTAATCCAGCCCATGTCGTATTGGGCGTTGTGCATGATCTTATCAGCGGGGCAATCAAATACTTTCTTGAGCCACTTGTTCACCAGACGTTTATCGAGGTTGCCGCCGCCCAGATGATTGATGGGCAGATATCCTGCCCAGTCTTCTGTTGCGACAGCGTAACCGACAACCTCGCCGTTGCCGGTGGGCCAGCCCGGCCCGTTCTTTTTTAGGTCCGGGTCGCGTGTCTCAACGTCAATCGCAATCTTCTTGGCGTCAAAGATGTCGGGTAGCTCGGACGGGGGCACCCATTCACTTTTCGGCACAAACATCCCCATCTGCAAGGAGGCCATCAGTCTTCTCCCCCTAGCGCGGCATATCCGCAAATATCTACCCAGCTATCCTCGTGTTCGGGCGTGACAATCAGGCGAGCAAGTTTTACAGCAACCATGCACTGGTATACCTGCGAAACGGTGATGTCTTTTTCCAGCAAGACTGACCACATTAACGCTATTCGCTCGTGATTTTTGTAGGCTTCTCCGTAAGATTTAGCGCGGGGGCCGTTAACAAGTTCTTTGGCGGTCTCCAAAATTTCATCGCGCTTCATATTAAGTAACTCCGGTTCAGGTCTTCGGGTTCTACAAAATAAAGATTTTCACGTGTTCTTGTTACGCCAACATAAAACACGCGGTGCAGATCATCGGCATCAATAGCTGCCGCAGCCTCTGCCGCGGGGGAAAGGTCCGTGAGCAGTACGACGTTGTCCGCCTCACCGCCTTTAGATCCGTGAATCGTGGACACTGTAACGCGGGGCTCGGCATTGAACTTCTCACCACGCCGGAGCATGGCGACGATGTAAGCCCGCTCGTTATCTGGGATCAGGTCCATAGCTTCGTGCCAGATGGATTCCGGATCGGCCAACAGGCCGTGATTATCAATCAGGTCTTGCATCGTCAGTTGGTCGCTGTCCTCGACACCCGGTAACTTCTTGAAGCCGCGTTCTATGCGCGTCTTTGTGCTCATGTGGGAGTATACACACCTAGCTTCCTCACCGCTAATGGCGGTTCCTTTTCTCAGACGTTCCCACGCATTGACCGCCGTGCTGATCTTGTCAGAGATGGACCGTCGTCCGCGGTCGTTGAACAGGACGCCCATGCCTCGCAATTCTTGTGACAGAGGCGAAAGCATGTAGCCCGCTTGCCCCATGATG